CCCTAATGTACCCCCTAAATCTTTTAACCCTTGTGTATATGTTTTATAAACAGTATCATCAAAGGTAGTTGTTTCCAACGCATCAGGTTGTGGGTTCATATCAGGAATTTCTTTTAAACCAGCAACAGGAGTATAAACAGCAGCGGTTGCTGGTCTTGTACCAGCAGTAGCCTCAACACTATAACTAATTTTAATTCCAGCAGAAGTTAATCCTTGTGACATATTTTTCTTCCTTTCATTTTATTAAATACTATATACATAATCATCACTACCTATTACAGCAGTAAATCTCATTGTATATCTATATATGTTATCATCATCTTCATTTGATATTTTATTACCAAATACACGACTAAATTTTAACCCAATAAATAAATCATTAATTGTTGAGGCTATTGCCTTAACTGAACTTTTTTTATTTTCCCCATCATCATAAATATCAACTTGGTAGGAAACAATTATATGATTTTCAACTGAATTTGTGTCTTGTGATTTCAAGTAAGTCTGTGTGTCTATTTCCTCTACCATTATACAAGGAAAAACCTTTGGGGTTCTAGTATATTCTGAATAAACCCTAATATTTGGGTATTCCGTTTTAATCCCATCTCTTACTATTTTAAATACCTTTTTCTCCACATCAATCATATATTCCTACCTCTTTGTAATTATAATAACTGGGCTAAAATTATCCTCAGTTGTAAATTCTATATCATACCATTTTAAATTTGTGACATTCATATTAATTAAATTTTTTAAATAAATAAATGTTTTATACATAAATGCCTTTGATGGCTGTCCAAATGTGTGGTAAAATTTGCCATCTTTACCTTTATATATCCAACCTTTTTCTCCATGTTCATTTCTATCATAATCATTATATTCAGGGTGGGGATGTTTTTCCCCAATAACCCCTGTTCCAAATTCAACATATTTACCATATTCTTTAGCATCACCAATAAGGTATATTCTACCTGTTTTAATTAAACCACCTGAATATGTAAATGATATTGATACCCCTTTTTGTAAAGTTCCTGTATCTCCTATTGGAATTAATGATTTACAATAACTTTGACCTCTATCAAGAAGTTGAGCAAGCCTTATATTTCTACCCCTTGCAAATTGCTCTACCCCATCTTTTTTCTTTTTAACAAGTTCACGTAAAGAATAAATATAAGCATTAAGTTCATTCTTTAATCCCATTATTCCTCATCTAAGCCAATAAGTACTTCATTGAGTGAATCATAGACTTTAGATATTCTATAATTTGCAGTATTGGGGTAGAAATCCATACTTTGTATAACAAATATATCTGAATTAGTTATACCTAAGGATATATATTGTTGTTTAGACATATATATTACTTTTTTATGGTTTAAATATAGACCATAAGGTTTTAGTGCTTCTTCAATAGATTTACCAGAAATTATATTTACCCTAAGGGCAACAGGGGATTTAAATGTTTTAACAAACTCCCCTGTGTACTCCTCATCCTCAACTTTTTCTTGTATCCCTATATATTTTTTCCAATGAATTATTTGTTTATTCTTCTCACAAGTCCTCATGAAGCACCTTTACAAAAGGAACAACTGAACTTAATAAAATATTATTATACTTTCTTCTAATACCATTTTCTTCGTGTTCAGTTTGTCCCTCTACACCTCTCATACTATATTTAATAACTGCTAACTCAACTTGAAGTGGTAAATATCTGCTTTCTAAACTAACACTATCAGTCCCAAATGGATATCTAACATTTAAGATATCTTGTTTTGCAACATCAAGATAATAGTCAATTAAAGCATCTTGGCTTGTGTCAATTTGCCCAATACCAATTATTGATTTAACATTTTCAAGTTGGCTCATATGTTGTACCTAATTTCCACCTACAATGTATGAATCAGCATCTGATGCAGCACTATTTTGGTATCCACTAGCAACATTTTTTGCAATACAAGTAATACTATATGTACCATCAGCAGTTAGCACAGTAGATAAATCAAATGTGGCATTTCCACCAGCAGTTGCAGGTGCTAAATCTGCTTTAATTAAAGCAGTGCCAGAATAAATATCATAATGTGTTGCATTAGTAACAGCAGTAATTGTATAAGTTGAACTTGAAATACCAGCAGCAGGTTTTTCTAATTGTGTTTTCCAAGCGTGAATTAAATCATCAGCAACTGATGCTGTCCCATAATTGAAGAACAATTCAACACCAAATGCATTTGATAAAGGAATCTTCTCTGCAATATAAGTCTTTCCACCTTTTGGTGTAACGGGTTGTGCAACTGCACCTTCAACTAATAAGATTGCTTTTGTTCCAACAGGTAAATATACTGAACTATAAACTCTTACTCCATGAAATAAGCCAAATGCTTCAGCAGCAGTATTTACATTTGCGTTGTTTACTGTAATATCTAAATAATTTCTTGCTAATGAGTAAGTATCAGTGTTTAATACTAAAGCCATTAAACCTCTTTCAACCCCATCAACATAACTATTTTGTGTTTTTTCAAGAGCAACAATAAGTTCCTCAAGGTTTTCACCAATAGTATTAGTTCCTGAACTTGGTGCAAATTCTACACTTGCAGCAGTTGCTGCTGTTAAGAAAAATGCTCTTTCCAATGATTTAACCATTGATGCAATATGATTAAGTGCTCTACGTTCTAGAACCCCATCAACACCATATAATCTAATATCTTTATCTTCTAATTCCTCAACAATTTCCTTGTTTTGGTCTAAAGGGATTGTAACTTGTTTTACAGATACAGAATCTCCTTTTGTTGCAGTTCTTGCTGTTTTATATTCTTTAACAGCAGCATTTTGGTAACGAGTCGCCTCAACAGTACCACTTTGAGGGTCTCCACTTAAATCTCTATTCTTCAAAATTGAAGAAATTGTTTTCTTTTCTACATTTTCAATAACTCTTCCATATAGTTCGGCTAAATACGCCTTACCTGTTGGATCTAGTAAAATGTTTAATGATGTAATTCTTGCCATAATTAATTTTTTCCTTTCCTTTTCTTAATTAATTTTTTTGTTACCCTTTTATTTTAAAAAATATCAGGGACTTTGAAAGGTTCTACTTTAGGAGGGATTTGACCTTGTGGTTGAGGGATTGTTCTTGCAGCATCTTCTAATGCTTTTGTTTTAGCCTCTTCTTTTTGCTTTTCAATAAATTGTTTAAAAATTGTTGCATTACTAATAGAGGTTTCCTCATCATCAGCAATAAAGGATGGAATAATCTTTTTAACTTCTTCATCATTAGCGTACACACCTAATACTTCTTTAACTTTACTTTCTCTAGTAAGTCTGGTATAATTGGTTTTAATTTTTTCTGCTTCGGCTAATGCAGTTTCGTACTTTGTTTTTTCTTCCAATTCTAATTGCTTTTTCTTTTCTTCCTCTGTCATCTTAGATTTTTTAAACTCATCAAATTCTTTGGTAAGTGTATCTAATTTTGTTTGTGCTTGTTCTAAACTCTTTATTCTTTCTTCCTCTCGCTTTTTGGCTTCATTTATATCTTTGCCATTAGCATCCATAATTTGGTCAATTTGTTCCTTTGTTAAACCCAACTTTTCTAATTCTTCTCTTTTCATTTTTATTCCTTTCTCTACGCTTTTTATACGAGGTAGCATCCTCTTGATTAGAAATTATATATATACTCTTGTTACCAAGATTATATCTGTTTAATTTTAATTTATTAATCTTCTTCTATGAATAATTTTATTTGTTGTAGGAGGTGGTGGTGGTTCCTCACTATAGGTTTCAGTATTAGAATACCCACTTTCAAACCCATAATTATTATAACTTGTAATATTAATGGTATCCCCATCAGTTAATGAACTAAAGGTATAATATAAGTTTGATGTTGCTGTATAATAAGCACTATTTACATATATTTTGTAACTATCTGCCCCACTTACTGAACTCCAACTAACAGTTAAATCAGTTAAATCAATTACAGGGGGGTCAGGGGTAACAACATTATAATATATATTATTTGATTGTATGCTAGATATATCCATTGTATAATTTTTAGCAATAACAAATATTTTATCCCCTGTTTCTAATATACCACTACCAAATGCATAAGTAGTTCCTGCTTGTGATACAGTTATATTATTATTTAGATAAATAACATATATTTCTGCACCACTTACTGCGTTCCAACTAATAGTTGTTCCACCTATTACTATATAAGGGGCACTTAAAGAACTATAAAAAGTAATAGTATTAGAAGCAGCACTTTCTTCCTCAGTCCC